CTCCTGCCTCATCGGCGGCCTCCTTGGCTACCTTGGCGGCTTTCTTGACCTGCTCATTCTGGGCGTCAGCGATCTTTTTCAGGAGATCGGCGTAGCTCTCGTTTGCAACGGCAAAGGAGACCGCGTCGAGGATCGGCATCGCCGCTTCCGTGATATGGAACGGCAGGGCGTCGATATTCTCACCGATGCGGATGACACGATCGCCGGCATCGCGTGACTTGAGCCCGACACTGACGCAATGCGTGAGTACGCCAAGCACGCTGTTGCGCGCGGCCAACTCGATCTTCTCGAAGAAGTTCTCGCCGTATTTCTCCTCCAGCCCAACGGCTTCGGAAAGCGAGAAACAGAAAAATGCCCCCTCCCCGGCCGCCGGGAAGGGAACTTCGCCACGAAGCTTTGTCATGCATCACCTCACGGGGTCACGGTGTATTCGGTGACGTCGCCGGCCTTCTTCAGCGTGATCTGCATCGTCATGGCGCCCTGCACCGGTCGGGCGCGGGAAACGTTCATGATAATGCAGGGCCATTCCTCGCCCTTGGTGTTGCCAGGCTCTTCCAGCCGGAAGTTCTTGGTCAGGCCAAGCATCCCGAGAAGGCCGGTAGCGCGATTGTGCGTCGCTTCCGAGGGGATGTAGTTGACGGTGATGGTGAGATCACCGCCATCGATCAGCGCACCGATGTACTCTTTCCGGCGGCCGGGCGACTGGTGATTGGTGACTTCGATGTTGTCGACGGAATCGCCGTCATCCGGGCCTTCCGTGATCTCGCCGATCTCTGCGAAGGTTTCCGGCGAGCCGCCATCGCCGATCAAGAGTTTGCTGCCGTAGCCGAGCCGTGCCTGCGTCGTCATCTTCTGTTCCTTTCATGAAAACCCGGCACTCTGGCCGGGGCGGATGGATTTGAATGAAGGGTTTCGTCAGTCCGTCTCGTCGGCGAACCTGACCTCTTTGCAGGTGTGGACCCGCGCGGTTGCGGCATCGAAGGTGGTGGAATGACACCGGGGACAACGCCACATCGGGATACCAGACCACAGTTTCTCTTCCATGCCGCCGATGGTCTTGTCAGAACGGGCGGCCTTCTTCGGCTCAGACATATCGGCCGGCTTCTTCGCCGGCGCGCTGCGACGCTTGGGCTTCTCCATTCGCTTGGCGAAGTCCTCGAACTTCTCGGGAAGCGGCAAAATCGGATCGTCTTCCATCAGCCCGTCCTCGAATAAAATGCGGTGTATTCCGACACATGGGCGAAGAGCTTCGCGTCCTTGTCGTAAGCCGCAGCGGTGTTGAAATGCTCAGTCAATTGGACAGCGCAGCTTTTGAGGGTGCCCGTCCAGTCCTCAAGCCTCGCGACAACGCCGTTGCCGAGCGTGTTGGCGGCATCAGCGGTATCAGCGTAACAACTGACCTTGACCCACGCATCGTAGAGCCCGACCGGCCCGCTATGGGTATAGTCGCCGCCCTGTTCCGGCATTTCCAGAAGGATGTACGGGTGCAGCGCGTTCTGGTCTGGCGACGCTACGTACACGCGCGGGCAGAGCGCCGGCGCCTGAAGCAGCAGCGCGCGGTAGGCGGCCAGAATCTGCATCTACTTGCCCCTGTAGGCCACCGTGGAGGCATAGCGGACCATGCCGAGTCCGAGTTCGCGCGCCATGATCGCGACTGCTTCGTCGTCATGGGCAAAGAATGCAGGCTCAAGGAACGGCTTAGCCTTGGCGCCGGGGTGCATCATCATGCGCTTCGGCTGCCAGTGCGGCCGCGTTCCCGCTTCGACAAGGTGAGCGATGGCGATGCCCCTGCCTGTTGCTGCGATCACCCATTGCGATAGCGCCGAGGTCGTCTTCAGTTTACGGATCGCCATCGAGCGGGAAAGAACCCCCCGATGATAGGATCTGTTCGTTTTCAGATTGGCCTTGGTCGCGCGAAGCATCGGCGTAAGCGCCTTGCGAGATGCCTGGCCAACCTTGGCGCGCGGGAACTGGCCAACCTTCCGGATCGCCCTAGCCGTCTCCCTGTAGCCAGTAACTTTCGACGCCATCACATTGCCGTCCGAACAACCGCCCAAGCCGAGCCGTCGGAGATCTCTTCTATGGTCCACTGTGTCCATGCCATGCGGCGGAACCATTCTGTCCTGTCCGGCGTCACAAGCCCCTGCAAGGCGTGATGCGAGGTCACATCCCACGCCATGGCGCCCTCGTCGCAGGTGATGGCCGGAATACCTGCCAGCACCGCATCAACCGTGGCATTCGAGTTGTAGGCGATGACACAGGCCGCCTCGGACAGGTCTTCCTCCAGCGTCCCGGTCGAAACCATGTATGACGGGACCGGAAACTCCTGCTGCCGCTTCACCGCCTCCGGATGCGGTCGGAACCGGGCATCGACGCCCATGCGATCCAGTTCGTCGACGGTGTCCCTCAGCCATTCGAGATAGTTGACGTTGAGAAGCGACTGGTCGCCAAGCACCTGCCCTGCGATCAGCCAGTAGCCGTCGAAGCGCTCCCATTCCTTCGCGAGATGGCCGTGGTTCTCCCAGAACCTTTCACCGCCATCCTGCGGTTCTGGGAAGCGTGCCCGGCCGTTGAGCCCATCCCAGCCCAAGGAAGTCCAGACGTTTAGCCGGTCTCCGATGTAGCCCCTTTCAAGGACGAGGACCGGCTTGTCGAACCCGGCATCCTTGATCGCCTTGGCCTTGCGCCAGCCCCAGCAAGCGATGAAGTCGAGGCTATGGTCAGGCCCGCCGGAGAGATATGAGACCGAGATGCCGTGACGCGCCAGACCGTTGGCGATCGCCGAGAGATGGTCCGAAACGCCACCCCGCGAGGTTCGGTTGAGAACGATGCCCGCCCTCACTGCTTGACGACGCCCCAGACTTCCTCGCCATAGGCGACGTGATCGGGGAACATCTCTCGCACGACCTTGCCCACAGTGCTCCACCACAGATCATGGCCCAGGATCATGCCGCCGGCGCGAACCTTCGGCGCCCATGCCTCAATGTCACGCCTGACGCCTTCCTCGGTGTGGTCGGCGTCGATGAACACGAAGTCGAGCCATCCGTCCTGAAGCCGGCGGGCCTGCGAAACACTGTCGCCCTTGAAGATCTGGCACCGGCCGCCGTACCGCGACATCTTGCGGTGAACATCGGTCTCGATCGCCCGCATGTCGAAGTCGGCATAGGTTTCCGCATTCTCATCCGGGCGCAGCGGCAGAACCTTCCACTGGTCGACGCCGATCATGGAAAGGTCGGGGCAGGCATCGAGGACAGAGAACAGCGTCTTGCCCTTGAGCACGCCGACCTCGGCGCCTCGCTTCCAGCCATGCTCGCGCACCAGATCAATGATGACGCGGCGCTGATCGGTCGGCTTGACCAGATGCGCCAGCCTCTTCCTGTCGCTCAACACCACGCTTTCCTGACCCATTTAGACTTCTCTCGTTCCTTGATCGGATCGAACGGCCCGGACATGAACCCGGCGATCATCTGAGCCGGCCGCTCTTTCCGGTGGCGGGGCCGGTACTGCATGACGCCGGTATCCTCGCCGAATGTCGGCTGACCGGGGCCGAGTACATGGGCAACCCATGACTGGTCGCCGGTCCAGTACGCAGCGGATGCCTTCGCCGCCTCCAGCCGCGCCGGTAATAGCCCTGTCCAGACCTGTTGATGCAGACCCGGCTCCAGAACGTACAGCGACGTGTTGTAGGGCTCCCTGTCGGCGCGATCCCAGATTCGGAAGGGACCAGCCAGCACCGGCTCCAGATCACCCATGACGACCACGTCGAGGTCGATCGACGCGAACCGGCCACCGATCCTGTTATGAAACTCCGGCGACCAGCCCCAGAGTTTCGGCAGGTAGTCCGGCAGTGCGGAGACATCTGGCGGCATCACGATCGAGTTCGGATAGTCGAACGTCCCATCCTGCGCGCACACCAGTTCATGGCCGCCGTGGCGACGAAGCATGGAGGCCAGCGTGTGGACATGGCGTTCCTGATACCTGGTGACGTCCTTCCAGAAGCCGCGCCCGCGCCAGAGCCAGCACACGAATTTCAAAGCGCGCTCTCCAAACTGACCGTCGGCAGCCATTTGATTGACGAGGACAGCGAGGCGTTGAGAACGGATGTGCCGCGGGCCTTCAGCGCGTCGGTCAGCACGCGGAAATGCTTCCGCCATGTTTCGGTATCGGAGCACATATCCATCCGGCCCTCATGCCGGCCAAACCAGTGATCGCGCGCGAAATCCTTATCGGTGAAGTCCATGCCGACGATGATGATGCGACTGGCACCCAACTGCGCCGCGAGGTGGACCGCCTGATGCCCGGAGTTGGAACCGTGCCTCACAGTACCGGGCACGGGGTCGAAGCCGTCGGCGCCTGTCTCGCGCAGAAAATCTACGTCGTAGCGGCCGAGACATTCCCGCGAGACCTTTTGACCTTTGAACGCCGGCAGCCCGAGATGATGGTCCCACCATTTGGCATCTGAAGCGAACGCGACGTCAGCAAACCAGCACGGATAGACGGCATCGTTGACGGCGATGACACGGCAGCGGTCATTGGCGCGCGCCATCCCGATCGTTCGGATTTGCTTCATCGACACCGATGGACCGCCGGCGACGACAACCGCCGTCTCACCAGCCCATACAGCGCCCGGCGCAAAGAGATTGTTCATGCTGGCACATCCGGCGGCAGATCGCCGTAGCGCAGCGCCTTGAGGTTGGCCTGCACCATGCAATCATCCAAGCCGTCGTAGTTCGGCATGACGGCCAGGATGTCGAAAACGAGCGAGTCGGCGCGGATGCCATGGGCGTCGTAGTCGTGGGTGTCGTTGAAAACGATCCTCATCGTCTCATCGACGCCATCAAGCTCCAGATAATCCCCTCGGATGGTGTGGGTTACGACGCTGGTCAGTTCCGGTCCCTCGAATATCTCCCTGCCCCGGTTCGGATTGATTGAGACCCAGACCTGCCGGTCCTCGACCCATACGACCTTGTCGTTGAAGTCGCCCTGTATCGTCACCTTCTTCTGGATCAGGACGAGATTGGCAGTTCGGCCGGCCTGCACCATCACCAGCCACCATTCAGATCGGTCCCGTTGGGAACACGAAATTCCTTGGTCAACTCGTCAACGCCGGAGCTGATCTTCTTCTCTACCTGCATGATGCGAGGCTCTTGGTAGGTGGCCTCACGAGAACTCACCCACGACGCCGCAAGAAGATATGAGGCTTGCCTGAGCGGCGCCGGCACCTTCTCAGGCTCGTCGGCGCCGGCCTTGTAGACGATCGTCATGGTGCCGGGCTGCTCGACAAGGCCGAAATCCAGCCGTGTCAGCATCCTATCGACTGTCTGGGTATAGGCGGTGTCAGCGATTGTCGCCTCGGCACCGCCGTCCGGCGTGAATTTCACGCTCTGGACGTCTGCAGCGGCAGTGCGAGGAAGCAAGACGAACGGCAGGATGCGGCGCAACCGCAACTGGAGCGTTTGCTCCATCAAGGCAAGGTTGGTGCGCTTCTCGATATAGGCGTCAGCGGCCTTGATCCAGAACTCGATCAGGTCGGATTCGCTGCTCGACCTTATCCGCTTGCCTTTCGCGACCAGCGTGGCGTCGATCGAGGTCAGCGTCGGGGCGACGGTTTGCGTCAGGTCCATGGCGTCCTCGATCGAGATAGTCGCTCGGCCGGATCATGCGATCCGAATAGCGTGCGTCACGCCCCGGCATCGGCCGGCGCCTCGGACTTGGCGTCCTTCGCCTTGTTGATCTCGGCCGCGATGCGAGAGGCACCCCAGCGCGCGTCGGCATCCTCGCCGGTCAGTTCCTTGAACTCGGCGCGAAGATCGTCGAGAGCGGAGGTGCCTGCCGGCGCGACGGCCGCCCTGAACTTGCGGGAGGTGACCTCGGCGCCATCATCGGCCGGAGCCTCGGACTTGGCGGGGTCCATGCCTGGCAGCGTGGCGGCGCCCTTCTTCACGAGATCCTTCGCGATCTCGGGCAGGAAGCCTGCCTTGTCTCCGGCGACGTTGGAGCCGTAGTTCTTGAGCATCGTGACGACGACCAGGCCGCGGGCATTGGGAGTGAACGGGTTGCTCATGTCGGATTTCCTCGTTGCGGGGAGCGAGCGGCGCGAACGCCGCCCGCACTATTCGCTCAGGGCTTAGTAGGCGCCCCAATCGACGCCAGTGACCTTCACGACGGCGCCGAGATGGCGGATGTCGGTGTCGTGATGAGTGATCGCCCGCACCAACGTCACGTTGCGCTGGAAGGCCGAGTACATCGTGCCGGACACATTGTACGAAGCCTCGTCGGAGACCTTGAACGACAGGCCGGACGCCTCGCCGAACAGCACATGGCTGAAGTCGACCAGCGCGATTTCGGACTCGTCGCCAGCGGTGCCGAGATTGATCGGCCACATCGTCGTTTCGAGCACGCGCTTGCCGCGCAGCATCGGGCCATTCGCATCCGGGCCGTAGCTCAGTTCCGGATAGACGCGGTTGCCGTTCCCGTCGCGGAGACCGGACAGGAAGATGCGGGTGCGCGGGGCCATGATCCATGCCGCTCGACGGCCCATGACCTTGCGGTTGCGCATCTCGGTCTCGGCGCGAGCCAGCGTCGCCTCGATCTTATCGATCAGGGTGGTGCCAACGGTGATCGCCGCGAACGACGGGATACCCGGAACCTTGGTGATGCCGACGGGCGTGTTCGATGCGCCGGTGCCGCGGAGCAGGTTGAGGTCCATCAGTTCGCCCAGCGCGCCGCGCATGTCGTCCTGAATGAAGCTCTCCATGTCGCCGACCGACCATGCGAGCAGTTCGTTGGAGGCCGGCACGAGGACCGACAGACGCTTGGCCGCGAGGGTGACATCGCGGAAGGTCTGCTGCTCGACGGTGATGTTCGATGCTTCGGCGCCGTAGCCGCCGGTCACGCCAGTATCGCCAGCCGGGATGGTCAGGTTGCCGTTGGGCAAGCCGACGCGACGCGGGCCGCCGGCGAGGAACGCCGAATCCTCACGGAGGATTTCGATGATCTCGTTCGACAGCGGCGTCGGAACCGCATAGCCGCCATCTGCCGGCGTGGTGGAGACCAGTTCCTTCACCATGCCGCCGAAGCCATGCTTTTCAAGCTCGGCCTGCGGCGTCGACTTGGCATGGTGCGCGGCGATGATCGACGTGACGGCAAGGCCCATCTTCTGGACCGGGGTCAGGTCTTTCTTCGCAGCGGCCGGCGTGCGGGTCTCGGTGTCGTCCACCGGGGCGGCGGCGCGCTTGATGGCTTCGTCGACCTCGACGGCGGTGGCGATCTTGGCTTCGAGGGCCTTGATCTCGTCCATGGCCGCCTTCAGGGCGTCGGTGTCGGCCTGCGTCGCTTCATCGGCGAGCGCCTTGTCGCGAAGTGCAGGAAGGCCCTTGATTTTTTCCGCGAGGGCCGCACGGATCTGAGCCAAAGTCATGACTCGTGTCCTTTCTCTCAAAGAAAAACCCGCCTCAAAGGGCGGGTCCGGATGTGTTCCTCGCGGAACGGTGTATCGGGTCGCCCCGATGGCTTACGCGGCCAGATCGTGACGGCTCGCGATTTCGTCGAACTGCTTGCGCAGCGCGTCCTTGGTGGCGGCATCGGCCATTGCAGGCTCGATCACCGGATCGGTCTTCTCAGGCTCGTCGGCCTTGAACAGGGACCGGATGCCGTCGAGCAGCTTGGTCAGGGCACCCTTGCGTTCGACCTGATCCTCGGGGAGTTCGTCGACCTTGGGCTCGATCTCCTTGATGACGGCCTCGACACTGTCTTCGAGTTCCTTGGCGACCTCGTCGATCGGCTCTTCCTCGATGGTAAGCTCGACCGTGCCGCCGACGACTGTCTTGGCCGCGGCTTCCATGCGCTCGGTCAGCGCGCGCACCTCGCCGAGCCATTCCGGCGCTTCGATGGTGAGCGTCGTGCGGTTGCCGGTCGCATCCTTGTGCGCAGCTTCCAACTCAGCCTTCGGAACGATCAGGCCGGCGGCGGTGCGCTCGTAGGTGTCGAGCACTTCCTCAAGGAAGTCGCGGGCGAGCATGTTGCCGTCCTTGACCGACTTCGCCAGCGCGGCAGGGTTCGAGGGAATCGACACGATGGAGCACTCGTAAAGCTCCCATTCGAGAATGTCGTAAGCCCACGTCGGCTCGCCCTTGTCGTCGAGCTTGCGCTCCAGCTTTTTCGGCATGAAACCGATGGAGGCGGCGCGAAGGATGCCCTGAGACATGAGGTTGTAGGCCATGTCGACATGCGGCGCCGTGCCCTCGGACGCCAGCGTCGCCCTGCCCTCGATCCGCTTTCCCTTGTTCTGGACGTCAGACCATGTGCCGAGGATGAGGTCGCTGCGATGGTTGAGCAGGCAGATCGGGTTGGTGTCGAACCGGGAAAGGTCGGCGCCCTTGGCGCGAACTGTATCGCCGTAACTGTCCGTGGTCTCATCGGTCATGACGAAGACAGCCGAGCGCGTCGCCTGGTCGAACGATTTCGGCATCTTCGCGGCCTTGTAGACCACGCCATCGCGCACCGTGAGCGAGCGCTTGTCGAGAAATTCGTCGATGCTGACGGGCTTGGGCATGTCCCTATCTCCTACTGGACGAGACGGAGGCGCTTTTCGTCGCCGTCCTTCTTCGGTTTCTTCTGCTCGTCGTCATCCATGGCGGAGGCATCTTCCTCGCCGGGCGTATTGCCGCCGGCTTTCATGACGACGTTGCCGTCCTTGTCGACGACCACGAAATTGCCGCTGAACATGCGCTGGCGGCCGATGTCGCCACCGGCTGCGTTGTAGCCGATGGCCTCACGCATCTCGTCGTATTCGATCTGACCATTCTTCCAGCGGCTCTCGATGACTTTCTGGCGCTGGAGCGGATCGCTGGCGTAAGCGTCCTCTTTGTCGAAGGCGATGAAATACTTGGCCTGCTCCTCCTCGGTGAGCAGAACAGGCATGATGGCTTCGCAGATCGCGTCGAAGATCGGGACAAGGCTGTCGTCGACATACAGGCGCTCGATGCTGTCGAGGTTGTCGTATTTCACGCTATCGAAGACATACGCCTTGTGCGGCGGGACGCCGTAGAACCGGCAGATGTCCATCATTGCGGCCGTGTTCGCCTTCAGGAACTCGGTGTCGACGGCCGTGAGGCT